GAATCAGAATCAGAATCAGAATCTTTAACAGAAGAAACCACTTTATTTTTAATAGTTCCATTAGGCTTTTTAGGTGTGAGCGATTTGACAGTTGATATGCGCTTATCGATATTTTTAAGAGTAAAATGCTTACTTGCCTTCGTGTATTGTAAAGCAGGAATATCCTTAATTTGACCATTTTCCTTATCATAAATGACATCTTTAACTCTTTGAAGCTTCTTTCTGCTCAAGCAATCTTTCAAGAATGTAAGTAGCAATCCAGATTCTTCTGTATCAAGCTCATTATTGACTTTATAAACTTCTATAAATTCAATTATTTTTTTTGTCTTAATAGTCTTATCTAATTTACACCACGGTTCATTTTTATTATTATTTTGTTCGTTTTCTAGAAATTTTTCTAGGTTTGATAAATCATTCGAAGATTTTGTTTCTTGTAATGGAGCACCACTTAATAACATTGTCTTGTATTTAATGTTTTTAAGCTCAAGGCATTCTTCTTCTACGTTTTTATTTTCCATTTTATAATATATTATACAAAGATAAGTTTAACTTAGTTTTTAACAATATATATTGTTTACACCCTTGAAGATTTACACCCTTGAAGATTTATAATGGGACGCTTAAAAGCGTCCCACAAGATGTGAAAGGGCAACCGTTACCGATAAATCAGTTAAAAGGCAATCCTCCTGAGGAGGATTGTTCAATTTCAAATGTTCATCGGTGTAAATTCTGAAGCATAAAAGCAATGTTGTCAAATAAATAAATTTATAAGAAAACGTATAGAAGACTAAACAAATATTTATTGTGATTGCGATATAAATAACAAATTATTTTCGTCAAATTTACTAAAAAGTAATTGTTGAAATATAATATCTATACTAATAATATTTAGAATATTCTCTCTTAACTGTAATAATTTATTAAATATAATATCAAGTAATCCATTATTTTTCATTAATTTTAAAATTTCGATTTTATCATTATTTGTTTTATTTAATTTAGTCATCAAATTATTAATTTTTTCATAATTCTCCATTTTATTATTAGTACAATATGTAATAGGATAACTAATTTTTTGTTCATCGAAATCTTGACAAAACCCTCTTTCTTTCCAATATGTAGGGTCTGTTAAATTAATATAATCATCTCTTATTTGAAAAAATAAAGAAAAATTGTATAAACAATGTCGTAATTCATGATATCTTTTTTTTAAAATAACATTTTTACTTCGTTCCATCATTAGATCTAAAATTGTAAAAAATAACATACCTGTTTTATATTCCATCATTGTATTATATGATTCAATATTTGGAATTATTTTATGTTGTGTATAATAGATATCCATTCCTTGTCCAATATGTGTTAAATAAATATTTTCAATAATCTTATGTTTAGTATTTTCAGATATATCTTCTCGTTTATTTATTTCATTTAATATTTTGAATATACACAAATAGGAAGCATTTATCGATAATGGAATGCCATATTTAATATGTGCACATTCCTGATTTCTACGTAAGAATGAATTATCTTGAATATCATCAATAACTAGTGAGGCATTATGAATAATACTTATAATCTCATCTATATTTTCTATATCTTTATCATCAATTCCTAAATATTTACCAAAAATATTTGAAATATATTTTCTTATATTCTTGCCTTTTAATTCTGTATAATATTTAACAGGTTCAGTTAGTATTTTTTCTTCATCACTTAGATATATTTCCATTTATATTTAATTAAATAATATTTTTAATTAAATAACTAATAAATATATCATTTTAACATTAAAATATTGTAATAGTATTATTTTTAAATTAAAATTATGTATATATTTAATTATGGAACAACCATCTTATAAAAGTAATGAAAGTAATGAAAGTAATGAAAAAAAAATAACAATTATAGGTCAAAATAATAGATATCAAATGAAAAAGGTTATGAAAGAAGAAAAGAAAATTAAAATTCGTGCTGAAACTGAAAAATGGTCAAATTTAGATAAAATTATTTTAACTATTGAAAAGCAAATCGAATTAATTAAAAAAATAAAAGAAAATAATTACAGTTCATATGATGAAGAATCACGTATACTGTGTCAGCAATTAGATCGCAAAATTAGCGGGTATAAACAACAAGACGTTGAAAAAAACGTGCTAGATTTAGAAAAATTATTGAATTTAAAAAATGTTATTGATAAACTGATAAATTGTGAAATGAATTGTTATTATTGTACTTCAAAAATGTATTTATTATATGAGATAGTGAGAGAAAGAAAACAATGGACTGTAGACAGAATAAACAATGATTTAGGGCATAATAACGACAATTTTGTTGTGGCTTGCTTAGAATGTAATTTAAAAAGACGGTGTAGAACTAAGGAAAAATTCTTATTTACACAACAATTGTTTATTGTTAAAAAAGATTAAGATTTTATAAATTGAAATATATTTGTTATACTTTATAAAAGTAAATATGAGTATAATTCTCTCTACTTTTATAAAACAATTATATAGAATGGAATGGAAATGGACTCATGGAGGGCCTTATCTAAGAAGTAAACGACAATACAATTCAAATAATACTAGTAATAATGGTGATGATATCAATCATGCTGTAAATGAAGCAAAATTCAATAAAGAAATTGAAAATTCAGCATATACAACTGCTTTAAATCATGATGAAAATACGTGGGATATTTTAAATAATATTCAAAGTCAAGAACAAAGTCAAAATCTTCAAGATTTTAGACAAGTAAATAAGAGAGAAGATACAGACAAAAAATTGGCTGAACGGGACCTAATGTGTCAAGTTAGCATGAATCCATATTTAACAACAAATAATTATTTAAATGATGTGTCAAATAGAGATACATTTTTAAAACCCCAAGCAACAAATTGGGATAGAGAGAAAAAGAAAGAGGAAAGTTAGAAATTATAATTTATATTCTTTATAAAAATAATTTATATTCTTTATAAAAATAATTTATATTCTTTATAAAAATAATTTATATTAAATAAGTATTTAAATAGATAAAACAGTTAATAACTAAATATGAGCAGTAATGCGATTTATACTACACAAAATGACCTATTAATGAACAATTTAATGGATTTTTATAAAGACGATAAAAACTTGACAAGGATGTTGAAAATTATTACTGGCGAGTCTAAGATTTCACTTAGAATTGTAGACTGGTTTGCTACAAATTATGCTAAGAAATATTACACAATTTTTGACATTGAAGACGGAGCAAATAGCAGAAGATTTAAAGTGTATGTTGACTATAAGTTGAAGTTGAAGGCTTATAGTAAGAAACGTTTTGACCCTTTTTGTCGATGGGACCGAATTAGCATTCCTTATAAAACGGATACTTGTATAGAGACAACAATCGGTCAACTTAATTTCTTTAAATGGGCACTAGAAAACAAGGTTGTAGATTTTATTGAAGAAAATTATGAAACAATTGAGAAGGATATGAATAACCGTAATAGCACGTCTAAACGAAAGGAAGTGATAACTGATAACGCTAAGACTCGTAAGAAGAGAGAAGAGCTATCAGTTTCAGCTACAAAGAGCATTAAAAAAGAAAAAGTAGAGATTGTTGTTAATTTCCATTAATAATTTTAAAACTTGTATATAAATACTAAAATAATTAATAATATTATGTTATACTAATATTATGAATTCAATTCAAATAAGGTTTATATTGTTTTTATTTGGATGTATAGGAATGCGTTTATTTTTTGTTATTATAGCAAAAAATGTTAGCATTAAATATTTACAATATTTGGGATATTTAGCTTTAGTAATGCCTATAGCTTTTATGTATATATATTTAACTGGTTCTAGACAAACAGGAGTTGAAGTGTTAGGAGATAAAATATGGTGGAATAATTTGCGCCCATTACACGCTTTATTATATGGGTTATTTGCTTATAATGCTATAAAAGGAAATCCTAATTCATGGATATTTTTATTTTTAGATGTTATCATTGGATTAATTAGTTTTTTAACATATCATTATATAAATGGAGATTTTCGAAAATTAATTTCTTAATTTCTTTATTTTATATTTATTATATATTTATTATATATTTATTATATATTTATTATATAAAATAAAATGTTAGAAGTAGTTCAATGGAATATGGAAAATTTTGTAAATATACATAAAATTATAAAAAATAATCAAGTAATTAACAAGTTAAAAAATTTAGATATAATGTTTATACAAGAATGGAAACAAGAAGAAGGATTATTATTATTGAACAAATTAAATGCTGAAAAATATCATTTTTTATATATTAGTATAGAAAGCTGTTGTATTATTTATAATTCAAAGAAATTTATTCTTGAAAAATTTGTAGAAATAAATTTAGATTTTAATATAGAGAGAACATTAATCGAAAGAGCATATTTATCTATTAATGAACATAAAACATCTTTATTCGCATCTTTTAGACCATTAGTTAATATGAATATTGATATATTACATTGTGTTTGTTTTCATCTTGGAGCGTTTTCTCCTGAACATCATAAAAATCTACATAAAAGTCAATTAAATCAAGTTTTTAAAAAGTTATTACAAGAAATTAGACCAAAATTAAAGAATGGTGTTATTGTTTCTGGCGATACAAATTATAGAACACAAGATAATGATTTACTTGATAAATTAGTAAGCAAAAACTTAATAAGAAAAATCCCTGGTAGTTTTAAAGATATTTGTCACGATTCAGAATGCTTAAATTATAGTACACAATCTTTTAGATTTTTACATGAAAAAAATATTGCTAAGCAGTTAATGCGCAAAATTGCTTCAATAAATATTAAGAATTGTAATGAAAATCCTAATTCTTTTATTTGTAAACATAATAAGGTTATTTTAGACAATAGATTAGATTTTATAGCTACAAATTTAACAGTAAAAAAAAATAAAACTATTGTTAAACCATATCCATTGTTATCAGACCATTTTATGATTAGTACATTACTTGAACCAACACTTAGTAATAAAACACATAGTAATAAAACACATAGAAATAAAACACATAGAAATAAAACACATAGAAATAAAACACTTAGAAATAAAACATTTAAAAATAAATTAAATAACTAAATAATGGGACAAACTCAATCAACACAAAAAATAAATTTTGAAGATATACAATACGTTTTGAAAAACCATGAACAACACGTTTTAATAAATACATTAGGGTCAAATGAACAACATTGTTTACTACCAAATACAATGAACGCATTAGATGAAGAAAATATTATTAATAAACTTATCAAAAATGGCCGAAAAGATATAAAAATAATTGTTTATGGTAAAAATTGTAATGACGAAAAAATATATACGAAACATTCACAATTGATAGCTCTTGGGTTTTATAATGTATTTGTATACACAGGAGGATTATTTGAATGGCTTTTACTGCAAGATATTTATGGAACCACAGATTTTCCTTGCACAAAAAAAGAAATAGATATTTTGAAATACAAATCAAATAAAGTGTTGAATGTGTCTTTACTTGAGTATTAGATTTTTATAATATTTTTTATAATATTTTTTATAATATTTTTTATAATATTTTTTATAATATTTTTTATAATATTTTTATAATATTTTTATAATATTATATAAAATTTAAAGCCATATTAGACAATGCATCAGCCCTTTTATTTTTATCTCTATAAACATGATTGTATGAAACAGATATAATTTGCATTTCCAGTTTTTTTGCCTTTTCATATAATTTATATAAATTTTCAGCCTTCACTTTATATTCACCTTTCATTTGTTTAATAACAAGTAAACTATCGCCTTCAACATATAGTTCTTGTATGCCCATATTTATAGCTTCTTCAAGTCCTATTATTAGACCAATATATTCAGCCTCATTATTTGTATTTTTATCTCCAATAAACAAGCTTTTACCCCAGATTTCATTGTTGTTTTTATAAATTACCGCTCCTGAACCGGCTTTGCCAGGATTACCTTTACTACAACCATCAAATTGTAGTAAATATTCAGGATGAGGTTCAATAATAACATATTTTTTTTCTTTTGTATTTATCAATTCAAACATATTTGTATTTTATAATATATTGTATTATTAGATATTTTAAACTTTTATATTTCAATTTTTTTATACAATTATTTGTAAAAATTATATTAAAAATTTATATTTTATGTATGTAATATAAAATATAATGTTTAGACTGTTTTTTTTACTTTCATTATTTGTAGGCACAATTATGGCCGATTCTGAATGTCCTCTTGTCACAACTAATAGCGACCGTCGCCAAGATAAAAATAAATTGCGTTTAGTTCAATATAACGCTGAATGGCTTTTTATTGATTATTATAGCTCGGCAAATTGTCCTGGAAGCGGTTGCTCATGGAGCAATTCAAGCGAAGCTCAAACACACATGTCTTATGTTACAAAAGTTATTCATGATTTAAATCCAGATATTATAAATTTTTGCGAAATTGAAGGTTGTGATGAACTTAATATGGTTAAGAGCATGCTAAATGATGCTACTTATATGCCCTATTTAAAAAAGGGAACTGATTCTGCCACCGGACAAAATGTCGGAATGTTGACTCGAATTGACCCTTTAGTTAGCTTGTATAGAACAGAAGAAAAATATAGTTATCCTATAAAGGGTTCAAAATGCGGATATACTGGGTCTGGTTCAACCGGTGTTAGTAAACACTATATTACAGAATTTAAACTCGGAACAATGAATGTAGCATTTATTGCTGCGCATCTTTTGGCAATACCAACTGAATCTTCCAGATGCTCACAGAGAGAAGGACAAGCATCCGTATTACAACCAGTTATTGCTGATTATATTAGTCGTAAATATGAGGTTATTATATTAGGCGACTTTAATGATTTTGATGGAGAAGTTTTAGATGTTAATAATAATAAACCGACATCACAAGTTTTAAATATTTTAAAGGGGAATTTCGGTGATTACTCAGGACAATATGAATTAACGAGTGTAGCTGAAAGTGTTACACAGAGCGAACGATATAGTGACTGGTATGATTCGGATGATAATTGTAATACACAATCGAGTAAAGATTATTCTATGATTGACCACATTTTAGTTACCCAAGGAATAATAAATAAAATATCAAATGTGTTCTTTTATCATGCTTATCCTGAATC